CAAGATCCCGGAGCACGAGCGCGGTGTGGTACTGCACGGCGAGTGGGAGCAGCGCTCGATCGGCGGCGTCTTCCGCGGCGCCTTCGTGCGCAGCCGCCACGTCTCCGACGACGTACCCGACGGCGATGTCACGTTGGTGGCCGGGATCGACCACGGCGAGGGCGACTTCCGCGAGATGTTCGTGATTTCGGCGGTCACGCCCGGCTCGCTGCCCGGCACGCAGGCCGTGCACGTCCTCGGCGAGTACGCCAGCGAGGGCTCGACGACGACGCGCGAGGACGCCGAGGGGATCGTCGCGCTGCTCGACGAGCTCGGCGTCGAGTGGGGCGACCTGTCGCACGTGTACGGCGACAAGCCGACAACCGGGCGGGTCGGCCACAAGAGCAACCGCGAACTGCTGGCGGCGCTGACCCGCATCTACAGCCGCCGCGCCGGGCGCTCGGTGTCGCTGCGCCCGATCTGGCAGGCGAAGCGCGGCCCGGGGATGGGCTCCGGCTCGGTGTGGCGCGGCGTGCAGTGGCTCCAGCAGGCGATGCTCCGCGGGGACTTCCGCGTGCACTCTCGCGCCCAGCGGGTGATCGACTCGTTGGACAAGTGGGAGAACGACAACAGCGAGTGGAAGGACGCCGTCGACGCGCTGCGCTACGCGACCTGGCCCTACGCGATGCGGGGTGGTGGCGGCCCCGCGGCGGAGATCAGGGTACGATAGCCGCAATCGAGGTGCGAGATGCCCGACTGGCGACCGGACGGACACGGCGAGAGCCTGTGGGTGGAAGGCGAGCGTGTCGCCTACGTCCAGCACGACGCAGGCGGGGCCTACGGGAAGACCGTCGACCCCGGCGGAGCGTGGGGCTTCGCTCGCTTCGAGGGCCCGGAGGCGCTGACGACGGCGAAAGCGTGGGCGGAGGAGAGTGTTCCACGTGAAACGGTGGCCGAGCCGAAGCCGAAACGGAAGCGGTCGACGTGATCGCGTACCGTGTCGACGCGCAGCATACGACGCTCGAGAGCCACGCCGCGTCTCGCTCTGAGGTGCTGTACCTGCTGACGCGGGTGTCCGGACGGCAGCACGTCACGATCACCCGCTACGACCGGAGCCGTGACGGGTACCGCGAGGTGGTCTACCAGGGTCCGGCGCGCCATGCCGATCGGGTGCAGTGGTGATCGCCGCCTGGCTCGACCCTCTGCAGCGTCAGTCCGAGCCCTCGATGCCGGGCTCCGAGACCGATCGCGTCGAGCACACGCGTCTCCGGCGCCGCATGTTGTACGGGCTGTGGCGTGAGGACTTGCGCGCCCGGATCCGGCTCGAGCTGCGCTCCGAGGAACGAGCCGACGCGTGGGGCGAGCCCGACCTGACCGGAAACATCTACCGACCGACGTGCCAGAGCCTCGCGACGCTGTACGCGCCGATCGCCCCGCGCCCCGCGGCGAGCGAGCCGGGCGGTGACGTCGTGCTCGAGATGGTCCAGCGCGCCGGGCTGTGGGACCTGATGGTCCGCGTCCAGCGCGACACGATCGGGCTCCGCGAGATGCTGGTGCGGGTCGAGGCCGTCGCAGCGCCGGGCAGCGCGCTCGGCTGGGAGCTGTCGTACCGACCGGTGTACCCCGACCGAGTCGTCGCCGAGCCGCGTGAGGGGTGCTCGGACCTGCCCGGCTGCATCTACGAGGCGGTCCAGCTTGAGGATTACGACGGCGAGTGGGGCTGGGATGTGTGGGAGCTCGGGGACGACGGCGAGCCGCCGAGTCACCGCGTGCTGCGCGCCGACCGCTCGACGGTGGTGCTGGAGGAGTCCGGCGACGCCTACCCGTACCGCGACGAGCTCGGTCAGCCCGTGCTTCCGTACTCGCTGTACCACGCAGAGCGCACGGGGTACCTGTGGGACCCGTGGGAGTGGCTGGAGATCGTCGAGGGCGCCCTGCGGCTCGGCGTTCTCTGGACGTTCTTCGGCCACCTGATCAAGAATGCGTCGTGGCCGCAGCGCTACATGGTGGGCGCGTTCCTGCCGGCCACGACCGCCGAGGAGTCCGACGACGCAGGGCGCACCTCGGCCCCGCCGCGGGTGCGGGTGGCGGCCGATCCGGCGCTGGTCCTCGTGCTGGCGACGGATCCCGACAGCACGGCGCAGCCCCAGATCGGGAGCTTCGCGCCGGGCAGCGACCCGCTGGCCGTCGCCAACGCGATCAAGGTCTACGAGGGGCGCGTGACCGCGCTCGCCGACGTGGACCCCGCGAATCTCCAGAAGGTCTCGGGGGATCCGCGGTCCGGCTACGCGATCTCGGTGTCCCAGAACTCGGCCGAGCGGGCTCGGATGCGGTTCCGGCCGCAGTTTCTTCGCGGGGACCTCGAGACGCTGCGGGTGAGCGCGGCGGTGCTGGGCTCGCGGCTGGGCGTGAGCCTGCCGGGGACGGGGTACACGATTGAGTACGGACCGCTGCCGGCGGTCGAGGGAGGGGCGAATGGCCGAGGAGGGAGCACCGGAAATGGTGCCACTCGCACGTCTGACAGCGGTGACCGAGGCGCGCAAGGCGGCGGAGACGCAGCTGGCGACGGTGCGGGAGCAGCTGACGCAGGCGCAGGCGCAGGCGAGCGAGGCAGCGGCGATCCGTGAGGCTTTGAAGGCGGCGCAGGACACCGTCAAGGCCGAGCGCGACGCGTGGACGCAGGAGCGCACCATGCTCGAGCGCGGGCTGACCTCCGCGGAGGCCAGAGACGCCGCGCTGTTCTTCCACAGCCGCCTCCCCGCCGAGGGTCGCCCCGAGCTCGCCGCGTGGCTGGACGAGATTCGGCAGGATCCGACCAAGGCGCAGGCGGGGATGCGCGCCTACCTGCCGCAGGCGGCCGCGACGACCACCGCTGCGACCACGACGACGACCACCACTGCCGCCCAGGTCCAGCGCCGCGTCGAGTCGACGCCCTCGGCCGGCTCGGTAGTGAGCGTCGAGGCGATCCGCGCCGCCGGCGAGCGGGCCAGGAGCGGGCGGAAGGAGGACCTCGACGCCCTCGCGGCGCTGCGTGCGCGGCTGGCGGAGGAGCGGCGGCGGTAGACGCCGCGCCCCCACTGGGGTACGCTCTCGGCACATAGGCACGCGCAGGGTGGCACCCGTCAACAGCCGTCTCGCAGCGCTGCCGAATCGCCTCGTAGGGTCGCACCCGTCAACAGCGCAGACGAGGACACCAGGATCAACACCTGATGTCCCGTCGATCTGCGCGGGACGGGAGCACCCACAATGGCCGCGACGCTGTTCGCCGACGTGCTGACCGATCAGCGCGTGTCCGAGCTGCTGAACCAGGAGTACCTGCTCCTGGCGGCAGACCGCAACGCTCTCCCCAACCACCCGGCTTTGTTCTATGCCGGCGACTTCGGCCAGGCCGGGGCCGGCGGCTCGGCCGGCTCGGTCCGCAAGGTCCCGATCCTCGGTCTGCAGGGCTTCGACCTGCCCTCGACTGTGGGCGAGGGCGCCGCCGCTGTCCCGATCCGGATCACCGATCAGCAGTTCTCGATCTCGGTGGCGCGCGGGGTCAAGGCCTACCAGCCCTCCGACGAGGCGCGGTTTACCGACTCGCTCGGCGTCTACTCCACCTCGACGTTTGCGATGGACGCGATGGCATCGCACTCGCTGCGGCTGACCAATGCGATCGCGGGCCTGGTGGGCGGGTTCAGCCTGAACCAGACGACCACCGGCGTCGATCTCACGGTGGCCGTGTTTCTCGCGGCGATCACCGACCTGGAGACCGGCAGCAACCAGAGCTTCGCCCCCGGCGACGCGATGTGCGTGCTGCACACCCAGCAGGTCGGCGACTTGCGGGCGTCGTTCTCTACGGCCACCGGTACGGTGCAGTGGACGGCGGTGGCGCAGGAGCAGCTGACCCTGAAGGGCAACGGATATCGGGGCCAGATCTTCGGGGTCGACGTGCTCTCGAGCGGCTACGTCCCGAGCGCCAACGCTGGCGCGGATCGCGCCGGCGGCATGTTCTGCCGCGGCGGCATTGCCTGGGCCCGGATGTCGCCGGTCGCCGACATGGCCGACCAGGTGGTCATCGGGTCCGGCGGGGTGGGTCCTGCGCCCGTGATCCCGATCCTGTTCGAGCGCGATCGCGAGGCGCTCTCGGGCCTCACCGCCTACGTCTCGACGAGCTGGCTCGGCGCCACCCGCGGCTACGACACCGCGCCTCACCGGATGGGCGTGTCGATCATCACCGACCTGTAGGTCGCAGAGGAGAGAGATATGGCCACGCTCCGCAAGGATCCAGCGCCCGCGCAGTCTGCCGGCACTGTGCTGCCCCGGTTCGTCGGCGAGTCGGTCGACGACCAGGACGCGAGTACGATCAGTCCCGCGACGGCGCCCCCGTTCGTGCTGGTCTGGGCGCGCGGGGACTACCAGATCCTCGGCCCCGACCGCCGCGTCCTGCCGCGCCTCGTGCAGCACCGCCTGGATGAGGGCGTCGCCGGGGTGCGCCGCCGCCGCGACGGCAACTGGGATGTCGACGGACTCGTGAGCGACAGCAGACAGGCGCGCAAGCAGGTGATCCCGAGCTCGCTCGGGTACTGCGTCGGCGCGGCCGGCTACCCCGATTGCTGGCGGCCGGTGTGGTCCGAGGTGCGGGGCGGTGCGATCGTCGAGGACCAGCGCGCCTACCAGGCGTGGGTCGAGTCGCTGTACGACAGCGGCGAGATCCCGCGCCCGACGGCCGATCAGTGCCGCGCGCTGGCCGAGCGCCATGACAGCCTCTGCGCGATGGACCCGAACAAGGGCGGCCACAGCCGCGAGATGACCGCCTACGCCGCGATGCGCGACGCCGCGCTCGCCGCCGCCGAGGTGGCGTCGTGAGCGAGCGCGGACACCCGCACGACTCCTACGAGTCGACGCGGAAGATCAACTACGACCGCTGCCGCCGCGAGGGGATCCCCCCCGACGCGGCGCGCAAGATCGCCGACGAGGCCGCTCGTCGGAGCCACGACCAACTCGACAAGAAGGGGTGACCTGATGCCCGTCCTCGCACTGCAGGAGGCGGCAGGGACCGCCCTCACCAACTCCGTCGCCGAGACCCGCCTCGGCGTGTACACCGTCGCCGCCGGCTCGATGGCCGTGGGCAAGATGTACCACGTCGTGGCGCAGGTCCGTGCCACCGCGACCAACGCCACCGACACGCTCCAGGTGCGGTTCCGGGTCGGCCCGACGACGCTGACCGGTACGGCCGTGTGGGCGTCCACCGCGGTCGATGTGGCCAACGACGACATCGTCACGATCGACCTGTGGGGCACGGTGCGCGCCGTGTCGGCGACCGCCGGGATCATTTTCTGGACCGGGTTCGCGACGATCCCGGGCGCGTCGGGCACCTCGACCGGCCGCGAGGCCTTCGCGACGGTGAGCTCGCTGAACAACCTCTCCGCGGCGCAGCTCTTCGAGATCACCGGGATTTGGTCGGTCGCCAACGCCGGGAACTCCTGCCAGCTCGAGACGTTCCTGGTCGAGGAGAAGCTGGTGGGCAAGGGCTGATCCTTGGCCGCCACCCCGCGATACACGACGCGCCTGGACTCTCCCCACCTGATCGAGCTGGGGCAGACCACGGTGCTCGTGTGCCCGGTGTACTACCAGGGCGCCCTGGTGACGCCGAGCGCGGGGACGATCACGATCTCGGACGCCGGGCAGGCCGCGGTGATCAGCGCCGCCGCGGTGACGATCTCGGGCGGGATCGCCCAGTACACCGTCAGCTCCGGCACGACGGCGTCTCTCTCTCCGTCGTCCGGCTGGCGGGTACTCTGGTCCCTGACGCTGCCCGGCTCGATCCCGTGGCTGCAGCGCACCGAGGCCTACCTCGTGCGCCAGCGGCTGTACCCGACGATCGCGGACGCCGACGTCGCACGCCGCGTCCCCGCGCTGGCGACCCAGAACCAGGGCAGGCCGACGGCCTCGGCGTCGTACCAGGGCCTGATCGAGGAGGCGGACGCTGAGGTGCAGCGACGGCTGCGCGCAGCGGGGCGGCGCCCGTGGCTCGTGATGTCCCCGGCCGACCTGCGCGAGTCGTGGCTCACCTACACGCTCGCCCTGATCTACGACTCGCTCGCCGGGCAGGGCTCGCCGACCGACCCCTACGCCGAGCGCGCTGCCCACTACCGGGCCGCCTTCGAGGCCGCGTGGGCGCAGGCCGCGCTCACCATGGACTGGGATCAGGACGGGTACCAGGACTCGACGGAGCGGGTCTCCGCGAAGCCCGCAGGTGTGTGGCTGTGCTAGCCCCCGACCAGATCTTCGTGCGCCTGCAGGCGCAGCTCCAGGCCGGGCTACCGGACTGGCGCCCGTCGCGTCACAGCTACGAGCTACTCGAGACGGCGCCGGACGGGGCCGAGCTCGCGCATCGCACCTGGTCCGTGCAGCTGGCGGAGACGATCCCGCAGGCCGGTCGCCAGGCGCTCACGACGACTGGGCACCACTGCCTGTCGCTCGTCGGCCTGCGCTGGCTGTACCGTCTGCGCGTCGAGGTCCGCGACGAGGACTACGCCGGTGCGCTGGTCGACGAGCTGCGGGTCCTGCAGGCGGCGCTGGCCACCGACCGAGATCCGGAGCTGCGCCTGCAGCTTGCGTCGAGCCTCACGCGCCGCGAAGTGCAGACGACCACCGGGCCGCTGCTCCTCGGCGAGATGCGATTCCAGGTCCCCCATCAGGTCGCACTGACCGGAGGCTGAAATGGCCGCAGAGTCCACCTACATCAAGACCTCCACGATGGGCACGCTGGTGATCACCGACGGCGGTGCCGTATCGCTGACGCTGCTGTACGACCGCGGTGACGTGTCCGTGGGCGCGCTCCAGCACAAGCTGAACGAGCACGTCAAGATCGAGCGCCGCGGCAAGTTCGTCAGCAACGCTTACGGGGCGCGCATCTATCCGGCGTTCAACTTCTCATGCTACGTCGGCAACGTGGTGGGGTCGAGCGGGGTGGCGCCCGGGACGCCGATCGAGATGCTCACGGCGCTCGGCGCCTACAGTGGCAACACGAACGTCGCCGGCGTCGGCAGGCCCACCACGGTCAACCTGCGGATCACGTTCTCGGGAACCGCGTTCGGCGACACCGCCAACGAGACGCTGACGGCAAACAACGTGTTCTGCTCGCTGCAATTCGCCGAGGCGATGGACGGCAACACGCTCACGATCACGGGCGAGGTGCTGACCAGCGTGGTCTGCGTCAACTCGTCCAACACGGTCACCTTCTCCCAGATCGCATAGGAGGCAGCGATGCCCACCCTCGTCTCTCCCTCCGCCAGCGTCAGCGTCTCGATCGTCGAGTCCAACACCGGCCTCGGTGTGGGCTCGGGGCTCACCGCCTCGCTCACCCACGCGTTCACGCGCTCGCTGTCGCTGGCCGTCGGCGCGAGCGGGTCCGGCAACGTCGACACGGTGTACTCGAGCCGCCAGTCGATCGTGAACGCCTCGCCGCTCGACCTCGACGTGCGCGGCACGCTGACCAGCCGGCTCGACGGGACGACCGTCAACTTCCCGTTGATCGTCGGGATCTTGATCGTCAACAACTCGACGACCGCGGCGGAGACGTTGTCGCTGGGGGTCGGGACCAACCCGGTCACGAGCTGGATGTCCGGCACGACTCCGGCCGTGATCATCGGCGCCGGGGGCTTCCTGTTCCTGACGGCTCCGGTGGCCGGCTACGCGACGACGGCGGGTACCGCGGACATCGTGCGGATCGCGGCGAACAGCGGGACGATCGTGACCGACATCGTGATTTTCGGGCGGGCGTCGTGATCGTCCAGATCAACGGCCAGCCCGTCGAGCTCGTACTGCCGCGCCTGGTGGTGCGACACGACATCGCGGCCTCGGTGGTCACCGACGGCAAGCGCGAGCAGACCGCCCGTCGCGTCCTCGCGGCCGCGCTGCTCCTGTGCTGGTCGGCGGCGGAGTTCCGGCGTGCGCCGCGGTATCGCGGCGACATGCTGGAGTACGGCGGCGAGGCGATCGAGTGGCTACTGGAGCAGGGCGCCACGATGCCGGACATCGTGGCCGCGGGGCAGGCCGCGGCCAAGCTGGTCCTCGACTCGCTCGCGACGGCGCAGGACCACGAGCGTGCCAAGGGAAACTCCGTGGCGCCGGCGGCTGGCGCATCCGTGAGCAACGCCGCATCGAGCGCTGGTGGGGGCAGCCTCCCGACTGGCTAGGGACACTGCCGCCCGAGGTGCAGGCAGAGCTGATAGAGGAGTGGCGATTGGAGCAGGAGGAGGCGCGTGAGCAACAATCTGCGGGGCTCCATCCTCACGCTCCCCGAGCGCGCCAAGGCCGCGGCGCGGGTCGCACCTCGTCGAGCGCTGGCCGTCGCCGCTGACTCCGTGGTCGCGTCGGCGCGTCAGCAGTGGCCCGTGAGCACGGGTCGCTCGCGCGCGGCGCTCGGCGCCACGACCCGCGACGAAGGCGTCGCGATCGTGGACACCGCCGAGTACGCGCTCGAGATCCTGTCGCGCGGTGTGCGGCCGTGGGATGCCTACGTGCTGACGCCGCTGCGCCTCGCGCTGCAGGACCAGATCCCCCGCGCGGTCGCCGCCGAGCTGGTGCGCGAGGTGTCCGGTGGGTGAGACCGCGGTTGTCGTCGTCACTGCGGACACGACCGCCTACGAGCGCTCGATGGGCGGCACCGTCGCGCCCGCGCAGGCAGCCGCAAACAAGGTGTCGACGGCGTTCTCGAGCGAGTTCAACAAGATCTCGTCGGGCGCAGCGGCACTCGCGAGCGGGATCGGCGGGCCGCTCGGCAAGGTCGGGAGCATCGCCAACTCGGCGCTGAAGCCCCTCACCGAGGTGGCGTCGAGCATCGGCGGGATCGGCGGCTCGCTCGCGCTGGTGGGCGGCGCCGCGGGACTGGCGGTCGGTGCGCTGGGCGCGATCGCCCTGTCGGCCAAGGGGCTCGCCGACAGCGCGGTCGAGGCTGACGAGCGGCTGTCTGACCTCGGGATCGTCACCGAGAACCGCGGCGCGCTGATCGCGTACGCCGACGCCACCGACGACCTCTCGATCGCGATGGACGAGTTGCGTGTCGCGGTCGGCGGGGACATTGCGCAGTCGTTGACGACCGTAGTGCAGGCGGCCGCCGGCGGGATCCGGACCTTTCTCGATCTCCGTGACAGCTGGGCCGAGACGACGGAGCAGGTGCAGGCGTACACGCGCGAGCTCGTCGCGCTGTCGAGCCTCGGCCTCTCCGAGTGGCTGATCGGTCAGACGGAGGACTTGGCCGACGCGAACGATCGGCTCTCGATCTCGTATCGCGGGCTGACCACCGAGATGATCTTCGGCCTCTCCAAGTCCGAGGAGGCCGCGCTGCGAGCGCAGGCCGAGCGCACCGCGCGCGATGCTGCAGCGCAGGCCGCGCGAGATCAGGCCGACGCCGAGCGCGCGCTGGCCGAGGCGCAACGTGCCGCCGAGGCCCAGCACCAGCTGGTGATGGACGCCCGGATCGACGCGTACCGCGCCGCCGCCGACGCCGCCAACGCAGCGGCGGACGAGGAGATCGCAGCCATCCTCCGGACGCGACAGGCGCAGGCGGCCGCGAACGAGGAGATCGACGCCGAGGTAGCGCAGATCCTCGCCGATCGGGTGTCCGCCGTAGATACAGCCGCTGACGCTGCGATCCTGGCCGCCGCCCGCGAGGCGAGCGCGTATCTCTCGGCCGCGTCGCAGATCACCGGCGCGCTGACGTCGATCACGAATCTAGCGGTGCAGGGGTACCTCGACCGCGCGGCGGCCGGCGAGACGCTGCACCGCGTCGAGGTAGAGCAAGCCAACGCGGCGATGGCGGCCGCCGAGGCCGCGGCGATCGTCGCGGCCGGTATCCAGGCCACGCTCTCCGGCCTCGGGGCGATCACGGCGCTGATTCCGTTCATGGGCCCGGCCGCGATCCCGGTCGGTGCCACGATCGCAGCTGCGTTGTTCGCCGCCGCCGTCGCGGGGATCGAGGCCGGGCAGCCTGCGCGCTTCAGCAACCCGTACAACGGCAGCGGCCGCGGGGACGGGGCCTCCGCCGGCGAGCTCGCCGGGATCGGCCCCAACGATGACAATCCGAGCACCGACAAGCCCACGAGCGGGGACGACCTGAAGGACCTCGCGGACGACTACCGCAACGGCACGAGCCGCCGCGGGCGCGGAGACGTGACGATCTCGCTCGATCCGCGGCTGAATCGTCTGCAGGTGGTGTCGGATCGGCGCGTGGGCAAGCGGAGGATCAAGTGAGCAGCCAGCTCCCGCCAGGATTCGGTCTCGCGATCATCGACACGCGGCTGTCGAGCGACACGATCGCCGCGAAGGGCGTGGGGGTGCTGCAGTCCGCATACACCGAGTCGGGTCCGATTCCGGGCCACCCGTCGACGCTCAACGCGGTGCCGACCTCCTGGCGGCCGCAGGTGTCGCAGGCGCAGTCGGCGTCGATCGCCTCCTACACGATTCGCGGTGGGTACCCGGGGAGAGACGGCGCGTCTGTCTTGATGAACGAGGGCGGAGGCTCACAAAACGCATACCGGGGATGGGATGAGCCGGTCACGGTTACCGATTGGTCTGCCCCGGGGACCGCGTGGGGGCCCTCGACGGCGTGGACGTCGTACGCCGCCGCCGTGATCGAGGAGACGGGGGTGATCGTCGTCACCGGCTGCGACGGTTCGGCTAACGCGCAGACCTGGAGCTACAACCCTCGATCGGGTGCGTGGACGGATCTGTACGACTGGGATGCCGGCGCGCTCGACGGCCTCCGGACCCCGCTGGGGATGGCCTACGACCGCGACCGCGGGCGGCTGCTGCTGTGGAGCGGTCGGGCGTCCCCGATCTCGACCACGGCGCAGCTGGCCTACTACTCGGACGACGGGGGCACCACCTGGGCGCTCTACTCGCGCGGGTTCGCGCCGGGTCAGACGGGCGTGGCCAACGGCGCGTGGCGTGTCGTGCCGCACTCGAGCGGTGACTGGCTGTGCATGCTGCTGACCGACCTGGACGGGACCGGTACGTCGACGCACCTCGCCAGCTCGGATCGCGGCGTGTCGTGGGAGCTGGTGACGTCCGACTCCGGCGGCGCGCCGTCAGACGGCACCGCTGCGTTTCCGGTACTCGGCCCGGCTGGATTCGTGATCGCGTACATCGACAGCTCGGCCGGCGACATCGTGTGCAAGGTGATCGCGTCGGCTCGAGCCTCGATCAACGACGCTCCGCAGATCGTGATCGACAGCACGCGGGACTACTCGACGTGCTGGGCGTGCGTGGACGCTGACGGGATCGTGTACGTCTATGCGCTCGGCACTTCCGCGGCGTCGCTGCGCGACCAGTGCTGGGCGTGGCGGTCGCTCGACGGCGGTACGACGTGGGAGCAGTACACGTGGGGTCTGTGGAACATGACCTCCAACACACGGTATCCGCAGGTGTATGCGTGTCTGCCCAGCTCTGGACATGTACACCTGGTGCACACGCAGATCGGGGACACCGACACCGACTTCACGTTGCAGACGACCGCGCTCGGTGGGTGGTCGAACGTCGCCACTGGTCCGGGGACCGACGAATACAAGCGGACGAGCCGGATCGCGTGGGGGCACCACACCAGCGGTGGTCTCGACGCGTGGGGTGCGCTGTGGTTGCCGTGGGCCTTCCCGGAGAATCTGCAGTGGACTCGCTCGACGGGAACGGGGACTCGGACCTTCGGCGTCTCGTTCGGGACGGCCGGCCTCGAACTGACGACGACGGCTGGTCAGGGAGAGGTGTACTTCAACGGGACCAGCACGAACGCCGACTATTGTTGCGGGCAGGCAATCCTGCAAGTCGGCTCGACTGGCTCCGCTACGCTCGCGACGATCGGGACCGCCAACACTGGGGTGCACGTCCGCCCCGCGCTGCGGGACATCGGCGTCTACGGGTACGCGCCGTTCATCGACTTCGGTTCGGACGGCATTCAGGTCCGGGACGGCGCCACGATCCGAGCGTCCGTTTCGATCGACTGCACCGCGCAGCCGGTCTACGTGCGCTGGCACCTCACCAAGGGTAGCTTTTGGCTCTGGTACAAGCTGAACAATAGCGCGTCGTGGGTGATCCTGGCGTCCGGGGTCACTGTCACCGATGCGGGCGCCGGGACCGCGACCGATGATCGCCTGATCTGGGGACAGGAGACCACGGCCGTGGGTCACGCCGTGTGGAGGATGGTAGCCGGCTCCGTCTCGGCCGACCTGCAGTACTCGGTCGACGGGCTCGCCGAACTGGGAGGGACATCCGCGACCGCTGTGCTCGGCCACCAGTTCGGCCGTCCGCTGCCGGGCGCCGGGACGGCGTACCCGTTCCCGGACGGCACCGCCACGACGAGCGAGGATCTGTCGCTACTCTCGGCCAGCGGAGGTCCGACCTACGTGGGAGAGTCCGTCTCCCTGCCGGTGGCCTACACATACGCCGTCGGGCACGTGCACCCCACCGAGTCGCCGAGCCCCTCGTTGCCGTGGAGGGCCACCGGCACCTCCGAGGTGCGGCTCGTGTGGGACCAGGGCACCAACGGCGAGTCCTGGTACGGCGGCGCCATGGCGCTGGTCGCACTCCAGGGGGACTGGCGCACCGCGGTCCTGCAGCGGGACAACGGGGCCGGCGGCACCGAGGATCTCGGGACGCTCGACAAGGGGTGGGGCTCGATCCTCTACACGCGCACGGGGCGGACGATCGTGCCGCGCACTGGGACGGCGACGATCGATCGCTACCTGGAGGAGGGCGAGCTCGTCGGCGGGTACGTCGTGATGAACACCGCCGGCTCCGACGTGGCACGCCGCATCACGCGCCAGTCCGCGGGCTACTGGTCCACCTCGGCGGTTCAGCAGGTGGTGATCGAGCTCGAGGGGATCGACGCCTCCGAGACGTCGGCGGGCTCGGGCCAGATCGTGCACCACTCCGGCGTCCTCGTGGTGTACCCAGCCACGAATACGCCTCGGCGCTACGTGATCGCCAAGATCACCAGCGCGCAGACGGTCCCTGGTGGGGTCTACTCCGCTGGAATCCTGGCGCCGGCTCGGATCGTGGGCGTCGGAGCGGATCCGTCCTGGCAGTGGTCCCGCGAGATCCGCCTCGCGCGGCGCGTCACCCGCGGTCCGTCGGGCGTGCCGCAGGTGCTGCAGACCGGGCGGCCGCGCCAGATCATGTCGTACAGCTGGCCCGACGGGATCGACCTGCGCACGATCCGGCGCCTCTCGACGCCGGCGCCGTGGATCTCCGGTGTCCCGCCGGCGTCGCCGATCGGGTCGGCGGAGGACGCGTGGTCGAGCCCCGCGCGGCTGATCGCTGACCAGCTGCGCAGCGGCGAGGTGCCGTGCGTGGTGATCCCGCGCCTGCCGCAGATCACGGGCACGACGATCACGGACCAGACGCTGTACACCTACGGCGTCGCGATGGTGGACGGCGTCACGGTCAGCGGCCGGCTCGGCACCGAGGGCCTCGACGAGATCGTCACCGCCACCGGCCTCACGGTGGAGGGCGTGCCGTGACGCGCACCGACTGGCTACTCGACGTGACGATCGACGGGCGCGAGTACCGCTGGTCGGTCCTCGGCGTCGACGTCGACCTCGCGGACGGGTCGACGCGCACCTACCCGTCTGGCCTCGGCGAGCTCACCCTGCCCGCCGGCGGGGACGCTGCTGCGGTGGAGGTGCGGGACCCCTCCGTCGACTGGCCGACCCTGGCGCGCCACGTCGAGGGCCGGCCGTGCACGGTCCGGCGCTGGCTCGAGGGGACCGTGCTGGAGGACTGCGAGGCGTACGCCACCGGCGAGGCGGTCGGCGTGTCGTGGGGTGGGCAGCAGGATCCGGTGTCGTGGTCGGTCGAGCGCCGCTCCGGCGCCGCGTCCCTCGGCCACCAGCTGCCCGATCCGCTCGCCCGCGTCGACGTGCTGACGTGGCCGGTGGCCGGCGCGCACGAGATCGGCAGCGACGGGGCGTACTACCCGATCGTCCTCGGCTACCCCGGACAGGTGGCCGACGACAGCACGATCGTCGCGTGCATGCCGGCCCCGATCGGGCAGTGGAAGACGGCGACGTACACCACGACGCGGCTGGTGATCTGTGAGGACGACCTCGCCTCGATCACGAGCGTGACGGTGCGCAACGACGATCTCGATCTGGAGGGCACCGAGACCGCCACCCGTACGACGGACCTGCTCGGACGCCATGTCTGCACGTGCAACTTCAGCAACGACAACACCGTCGCCCCGTCCTCGCCCACGACGCGGCTGTACGTCGGGTTCTCGAGCGCCGGCGGGGGCGGGCCGTACCGGGCAGCGTACGACGTGATCGTCTACCTGCTCCGCCGCTACGGGCCGGAGTCGGTGGACTGGACCCGCCTGCCGGAGGTGGCCGACGCGCTGGCGCTGTACCAGGTGGACACGTGGATCGACCAGCCGGTGTCGGACCCGTGGGCGTGGCTCGAGGGGACACTGCTCGCCGACCTGCCTGTCGAGATCCGGTCGACGGACCGCGGCCGCTACCTCGTCGCACGGCGCTACGTCAGCGACCCCGCGCGGCGTGTCGGGAGCCTCGACGTGGACCGCGGGGAGGCGACGCGGATCAGCGCCGTCTCGCGCGACGGAGCCCCGATCAACGAGTTCGTCGCGTTGTTCCGCGCTGGCGTCGAGGGCGACTGGCTCGGGCGCGTCGTCCTCACCGGGGATCCGGCGACGCTGGCCTCGGCGCCGCGGTACCCGATCGGCGCCTCGGCGACGACGCAGCGGGTGACGATCGCGAGTTCGGGGCGCTGCCTCGAGTCGGCCTCGCGGTGGGGACTGCGTCAGGATCCGACGCAGTACCAGATCGACTGGACCTGGGATACCGCCACCGTCCTCGCGTGCCTCGACTGGCGCGCCCAGCGGCAGGCGGTCCCCGCGCTGGTGGTAGACTACGAGGTGCGGGACGGCGAGTCTCTGCGCGAGGGGGACGAGGTGCTGCTTACGGACGACGAGCTCGGGCTGACCGACGAGCCCGCGATCATCGACGAGCCGCCTGTCCGCGGCGTGACGACCAGCGTGACCCTGCGCCTGCCGGAGGCCGGGTGAATCGCACGCTGCCCACTGCCGCCACCGACGGGTGGGTGCTGACGCTGGACTCCGCGATCAACGGCGGCGTCAAGTGGGCCGCCGCCCCTGGGGCTGGCGGCGGGGACAGCGTCAGCGTCAACGGGGCGGCGGCGACCGACGTCAACCTGCGCGACGGGACGCCTGCCGCGCCTGCGGGCTCCGTCAACGTGACGTGGCAGTCGAGCGGTGCGGGTCCCACCTCGGTGTCCGCGTACATGACGACGTTCGTGGGCAGCGGCGCCTCGCACACGATCGGGCTCGTGCCGGATCCCGGCGCCGTGGGCGGGACCACGAAGTTCTTGCGCGAGGACGCGAGCTGGCAGGTGCCGACGGCCAGCGTGGCCGACGGCGACAAGGGCGACATCACGGTCAGCGGCGGTGGTGCGACGTGGACGATCGACGCCGGCGCGGTCACGATGGCCAAGATCGTGGACGGCGCCGCGAACAGCGTCGTCGGCAGGGCCGCGGGGTCGGTAGGCGTGCACGCGGACATCGCGGCCAGCGCCAACGGCGACGTCCTGCGGATGTCCGCCGGATCGCTGGGGTGGGGCTCGATCCCCGAGAGCAGCGTGTCCGGGCTCGTGGCGGACCTCGCCGCCAAGGTGCCGACGAGCCGCCTGATCAACACCACCGCGCCGATCACGGGCGGCGGCGACCTGTCCGCCGACCGGACGATCGCGATCTCCGACTTCGTCGCCTCGGGCGGAGCCCACGCGCGCGGCGCTGTCCCCGACCCCGGCGCGGTCGCGGGCACGACGAAGTTCCTCCGTGAGGACGCGACCTGGCAAGTACCCGCGGGTGGTGGTGGCGGCTCGCTCACCGCGGCGACGCTCACGCTGCCCTACACCGGCCTCTCGTCTCACCGGATTGTGGTCACCGACGGCGCGGTCAGCGGGACCAGCAAGATCCTCATCGGCTGGGGCGCGGTCGCTGACACCGACGACAACAGCCCCGACATGGACGACCTCTCCTTCGCTCCGATGGCTCCGGCCGCGGGGTCCTTCACCGTGGTCGTCACCGCGAATCGCCCCATCGGCGGCGCGGTGAGGATCCACTACATGGTGGCCTGATGGCAGTCCTCTACGACGCGCGCGGCAACGAGTGGACCAGCGCGCTCGACCAGATCACGAACGGTACCGTCACCGACGCTCGGACGGGCAGCGCCGCGCTGAACGCGCTGAATGCCGAGGCCGTGATGGACCTCAACGGGCAGGCGTGCGCCACGGTGCACGTGATCTCCGGCGTCGTGACGCAGACGCTGGTGTTCGAGGCGTCCAACGACGCCAGCAACTGGATCCAGGTCCCTGCGATCAAGGTGGACACCGAGGCCATCGTGATGGGCGTGTCGATCACGACCACCACGAATGCGATCTACGTGGTGGGCGTGTCGGGGTTCCGGCGCCTGCGCGTCCGCGTGTCGGCGTTCACGTCGGGGCCCGTCACGGTGTGGATGCGGGCGTCCCGCGCCGACTTCGCGATCTACGCGAAGCCGTTCCCGACGACCACGTTCGTCACGGCAACCGCCGCGGTCAACACGAGCGCAACAGCCACGCTGGCGGCGCCAGGTGCGGGGCTGTTCCACTACATCACCAGCGTGCAGCTGACCAAGTTGTACAGCGTGGTTGGCGTGGCTGCGGGCGCTGGTGTGATCATCACCTCGACGAACCTTGTCGGCAATCCGTCGTGGACGACGGAGCAGATCGCGTCGGCCGCCGGGACCGCTACGCGGGTGATCGAGCATGACTGGTCTGGGAACCCGCTCAAGAGCTCGGTCGCCAACACCGCGACTACGTTCGTTGCCGGCGCGCAGTTGCAGACGATCTGGCGCTGGAACGTCACCTACTACGTTGGAGCGTGACCCGTGGCCTCTCGTGCAGTCGTCACCCACTACGCAGACGAGGTGGTGGTTCCGTTGACCGGGAATTTCTCGATCTCGGCCTACTTCCTGATCGTCGACCCCGCGCTGTTTCCTGGGACCCCTGCACAGACGCGGGTGGCGTCGGGCGTGATCCTGGACAGCTCGGCGCCCGCGACGTGGACGGCGTCCGTCAAGGCGGCGGTCATCGCGCGGGCCCTCGAATTCGATGCCGGGGTCAGCTACCCCGACTTGACCACGCTGAACGTCTTCGTTCCCACGATCGCATAGGAGGCTCACATGGCTGCGCGCGCACAGGTGACACACTACGCAGATCAGGCGGTGGACCCGACCACGGGCACGTTCACGATCACGGCCTATTTCATGTTGGCCGATTCGGCGACGTGGCCAGGGCAGCCGGCCAAGGTGATCTCCGAGCCCGGGATCGTGCTGGACCCGAGCGTCGGGAGCTGGCAGAGCGCTATCAAGACCGCGATCATCGCGCGGTGCGCCACCGAGGGATTCACCGTCAGCGGCGCCAACTGCCTCGTTCTGGACTGGGTGTAACCATGGCACAATCGGCGTACATCACCGGCTTCAAGTTGCAGCAGCGCGACTCCTCGACCGGGGACCTGCTCCTCGCGGCGACGTTCCTGCTCGTCGACACCGCGACCGGCGACTCGGAGGAGGCCAGCACCGAAATCGTGGCGCTGGACCCGACGGCTCCCCAGGGCTGGTCAGCCGCGATGGACGCGGCGGTGTCGGACCGCGCGACCGCGCTCGGGTACACCGTCGCGGCGCAGCACGTGCGGCGGCTGTGATAGGATCTCGGCCATGAGCGCGCAGGACATCCTCGCCAGCGTCGCCGCGTCGAACGTCAGCTTCGACGGGGCCGTCCCGGTGTGCACCGGGACGACCACCAGCACGACGCCGATCGATCTGGCGGTGGTGCCGCTCGAGCCCGGCGCGTCGATGCTGGCCCAGGTGCAGGTGATCGCCCGCCGCCCCGACACCGGCGCCAGCAAGGCGTGGGCGGGCACCGCGCTGATCAAGCGCGTGGGCTCGACGGTCACGATCGAGGAGGCCACGGGCGGCGCCCCGGCGGATGCCTACTGCTCGGCCGGCGACACGACCGGGATGGCCGGCTGCACGATCGCGCTCGCGAGCGTCGCCGGCGTCTCGGACGTCGGCGCCGGCGTGCGCTGCACCGGACCCGCGGCCGTGACGGTGGTGTGGGCCGCGACGCTGCGCGGTACGGCGCTCGCGTGAGCTACGCCGCTGCCCCGGTCCAGATCCCCGATCACGAGCTCGTGATCGGCAACACGTACAGCGGCAGCGCCCAGCTGTACGACGAGAGCGGGGTCGTGTACGACATCACCGGGGCGACCGGGGTGGCGCAGGTGCGAACCGAGGCGGGCGGACTACTCCTGCTGTCGCCGACGGTCACGATCACAGGCGCGACCGGACTCGTCTCCTGGTCGAGCACCGCGGCCGCGACCGCGGCGCTGTCCCCCGGGCCCGCGACGCTGGGTGTGACGGTCACGTTCGCCGATGCCTCGGTGCTCGAGATCTGCTGGTCACGCGTCACGATCCGCCTGGGGTATACGTCGTGAGCGACACCCTACGATTGCAGGTCCACCGGTCGACCGTCCGGATCGGCCTCGGCGCCGTACCCGGTCCCGCCGTCGTGGCCGACGGCGACAAGGGCGATATCACGGTCAGTGGCTCGGGCACCGTCTGGACGATCGACCCCGGGCAGCGATGGACGACGGTGGTGCTCGGCTCCGACTTCGTGGAGTCGGCGGGGACGCTCTCGGACGTGGGCCTCGCGTTCACGCCGGCGGCCTCGACCACCTACGAGGTTCAGGCGATGCTGATCTTCGTGACGGCGGCCACCACGACCGGGATGCAGTGGACGTTCACGGCGCCCGCCTCGCTGGGCACGGGCACGACGTGGGCCGCGCAGGCGATCCGTGTGCCGATCAGCATCAACAACTCCGTCGAGCGTAACGCGCAGCTCGGGGTCGTGGCGGCCGGGTCCGGCGTGACCTCGATCTCGTTCGACTACTTGGCGACCGGGACCTGCGCGCTGAAGCTCGGGACCTCGCCGTCTGGGACGCTGAAAATCCAGGCCAATACCGAGGTCGCGGCGAGCGCGATCACGATCAAGGCCGGCAGCTGGCTGCGGTACCGCGCGGTGGTGGCCGGGTGAGCGGCCGGCGGGCGAAGGAGCTGCGGGACCTGGTGTACACCGCCGTGTACCTCGCCGAGACCAGCGCGGACCCGGAGGAGTGGGCTGCCGGCTTCGTCCGGATCGACCGTGCCGATCCGGTGGTGCTGACGCCGTCCCTGCGGCGCTGGTGGCGGCGTCACCTTGACCGGGGCATGACCTCCCTCCGCGTCCAGCGGAGCCGGTAGAGGTCCGCGAGCTGCGCCTGCAGGTCGAGGCACCGGCGGGCGGACGCGGGGCTGTGGGTGCGGGGTGGGGCGGTGTCGCGGGGCTCGTCGTGGTCCATGCTGGCCTCCGCCTACCCTCTCGGCCGGCCGTCCGCGGACCCGGTATCCGGGCGGTCTCACGGCGACCGTGGTACGCTCTACCTGTCGGCCGGCCTGGCCCTCCTGGGGTAGTTGCTGCGTCCCGTGTTCTCCGCAGGCCGGCCCTTCTCTGGAGGCCCCGTGCCCCGACACGCGCTCACCCGGTCCGGTCTGTCCCTCGGCCAGTGGCTCGCGCTGCTGCCCGAGCTCGCCACCCTCGTCGGCGAGGTGGTCGCGGCGGTCCGCGACGGGTGCGTCACCGAGGACGAGGCGCTGCGGCTCGGCCGCGCCCTACTCGCCCTGGTGGGCGCGGTGGTGCACGCGTGAGCGGGCGCCGTGCGAAGCGCCTGCGGGCCGAGATGCGCTCCGTGGTCGAGGCGTGGCCTGTCGTGCTGCGCGAAGGGATCTCGCGACAGCCGCTGCCCGAGGTGCTGCGCGAGACCGCCGCCTATCTTCCGCCGAGTCAGCACCGATGGTGGCGGCGCCGGGCGCGGGTGCACGCGTGATCGTCGAGCCCACCCGCGGCTACTGGGTGGCGGGGATCTGCGGCGTACTGTGCGGCGTCGCGGTGTGGTGCTGGGTCGACTGGGTGACCCGGTGACGGCCACCGACGATCTGCGCGCGGACCTGCACTCCGTCCAGATCGACGTGGCGGTTCTCAAGAGCGAGCTCGCCGCGCACCGCACGCAGGCCGAGGCGCGCCACACCGAGGTCATGGCCGCGCTGCGGGAGCGGAGCGCGGAGGGGGCGGTGCGCCTCACGCCGTCCTCGCTGGCGGCGTGGGCGAAGGCCCTCGGTCAGATCGTGGCGATCATCGCGGGCGTGGCGGCGGGGTCGTACGGGGCGATCAGCGCCCGACAGGCCACCGGCGGCGGTGAGGCCGGGGCGACGGAGCCGGCCGTGGATCCGGCGCCGTGAGGCCCGAGCTCGCCGCCGAGCTGCGCGCCCACCTGGAGGGCCGCGCGCTGCCGGTGACGGGGGCGGACTCGCCGACGGTGTCGGGGCTGCAGCTCGATCGCCAGACCCGGGTGGCGGTGCGGGCGCAGGGCGAGGTGCTACTCGCGGTCCTCGCCGATCTGCCGCGGCGACGGGCGGACATCGAGGAGTGGGCGGGGTCGGTGCTGGCCTGCCGCTCGGCGGTCGAGGACCTCGGCGAGCGGCTGTCCGGCGTCGAGGAGCTGGTGGTCCGGCCGCCGCCGGGCCCGGGGTGGACGACGGCCCCGATCGCCGTCGGGGTCTCGATCGCGCTGCACCTCTGCGAGGCGGCGGCGATCGGGTATCTGCTGGTGCGGCCGTGAGCGCGCGCGAGGCCGAGGAGGTCGCAGCCCTGGCCGGGCACATCGACCGGCTCGGGCCGTATATGCTGCGACGAGCCCTGCGGCTGGTCGTCGACCACCGTAAGGTCGCTGCGACCTACTGCCCGATCTGCTCGGCCACTCTCGTGGGCCAGTGTCCGCACGTGCGGCTCTTCGAGCCGGTGCCAGGATCCCTGACCCCGGAACGTGAAGCCGAGATCCGGGCGCTCGACCTTGGGCACGCCAGTCCAGGCGACTGGCAGAATGCGCGCGACGATCTGCTGGACGAGATCGAGCGGTTGCGTCGGGCGGTGGCGCCGTGAGCCGTCCCTCGCTCGACGCCAGGATCGCGCAGGCCGTCGCCGCCGAACGCGCCGCGATCGTGGCCTACCTGCGCTGGCAGTCGGTGGACGAGGTGCTGTGCGCGCACGTCGCGCAGGGTACGCACGCCGTCCCGGAGGTCCTTGCGCGGGTGGAGCTCGCCGAGACCGCGCGCCGCCGGCGGCTGGCGGACGAGGCGGAGGCCAGCGCGCAGCTGCTGACGCTGACGGCGGGCGACCTCGAGCCGACCGGCGAGCTGCCGATGCCGGAGACGCCGTGACCTGGCGCTCGCTGACACTGGGCGCGCCCGACGACGTCGAGGCGGACGACACGACCAGCGAGGACGTCGAGCGGCTGCACGCGTTGTGGCGCCGCCCGTGGTGGGCGGTGGCGAAGGTGGCGCTGTCCGAGGGCCTCGACGTGCACGTCCTCGATCCGGAGGGCGCCGAGGTCGCGGGCGCGTGGTCGCTCGGCGACTCGGCTACGCTGGAGGTGACGCCGTCCACCGCGGTCGGGTGGACGCTGATCGTGCAGGCGCAGGCCGAGGAGGAGTCGTGAGGCTCGTGGTACTGGAGATCGGCGTACGCCCAGGTGGGGTCGAGGTGGTGCGGTCGGCCTACGACGCGACAACGCGAGTGCTGGTGCGCGGCGTCGAGGTGGCGCGATGGACCGACCTCGCCGAGGCGCGCGGGCGTCTCGTGCTGGAGTGGACCGGCGAAACCGCCACAGTTAGCGAGGCGCTCGGGACTGACCCGATCTGGGTGGAGCCGTGAGCAATTGGTCGGAGCCAACGGTGCGTGTGGTCGAGCCAGAGCGACCCTGGCAGTGGGATGCCGCGGGCTTCGCGCTGGGCCTCGGTATCCCTGCGTGCACGCCGGCCGAGTACGCGGCGTGGATGGCCGAGGTGGAGGCCCGCGGGGAGGTCTGGTCGGTGCCGGTCGAGGAGGACCCGTGACCAGGATCGAGCGCGTGTGGATCTGCGACGACTGCGGCGCCGAGGCTCGGATCCGCGGCCCTCACGCGCTCGACACCCCGTCGAGCACCATCGCGCCGGAGGGCTGGTGGACATCGCACGACGGCCACCCCGACACCGTGGCACTGTGTCCGCTGCACCGTGCGCGGGGTGAGCGGTACGTCGAGGCGCTGATGGCTCACCGGGCCCGTCGACGCGACGATCTGGTGGAGGCTTCTGCCGCGTGGAAGGCTGCATTCGCGGTCTGGGACGAGGCCGCGTTGAACGCCATCACGCTGGAGTTCCGTGCCTACGACGAGGCCCACCCGCAGCCCAGGATCAGGGAGTTCCCGTGAGCGTCCGTGCCTACCACGCCGTCCTCGACCGCCCCCACCGCTGGTCGTGGTGCGGGTGGGCCTACGTCTGCGAGCGCTGCGGGCGCGTCGTCCTCGCGACCGCCGGCGACGTCACCGCGTGCACGAGGAGGCTGCCGTGAGAGATCACACACCGGCGCTGCGGCGCCATGAGGCACAGGAGGTGAGCGTGGACAGGATCACGTGGTTCGGGCGGCTGTGGGATCGGTGGGTGGCCGGGGCCGGGTACCGGAGGGGTAGCCGGTGGAGCGTCCATCCGTTCAGCTCCGCGATGTACGGCCAGATCGCGTGCTGGACCCGTTGGGGCGCGATCTGCGTGGGGTGGCCGCGCCTCGGGCGGACGTGGGCCGCCACCGGGACCGGGCCCTACCTGTACGTCTCGCCGAACGCCACGCCGTGGGCGAGCACGCTACTACTCGGCGGCCGATGGACCGCGGCGGAACGGCGTGCGGCCGCTGTCCGGCGCGCCCAGTTCGGCCACGGCTACGACACCGAGGATTACGACCAGCGGCGCATCGACGAATTGGCCGAGACCCTGGAGCGACTCCAGGCGATGGCGCGGATCCGGTCGATCGCATGATGCTCTCCCCCCACATCAGCCTCGCCGAGCTCACCCACACCGACCGCGCCGGGTACGACCTGGAGCAGGCCGAGGGCGCCGCGCGGGTGCTGCCTGCCCTGCGCGCGACGGCTGCGCTGCTCGAGGAGGTGCGCGCGCTGCTCGGCGACCGGCCGATCATCGTGCACTCGGGCTACCGCTGCCCGCGGCTCAACGCGGCGATCGGCGGTTCGGTGCAGAGCCAGCACATGCGCGGCGAGGCGGCTGACTGGCACGTCGTAGGCCTGGAGCTCGAGGCGGCGTTCGGCGCGATCCGGCAGAGCGGGCTGCGGTGGGGCCAGCTGATCCTGGAGGGCTCGCGCCCGGGGCGGCCGTCGTGGATTCACCTGTCGCTGGGCGAGCCGTGGCGGCCCGGGACGAAGTGCCAGCAGGTGCTCACGTACGACGGGACGCGCTACCGGTCGCTGTGAGCCCGCTCGAGTATCCCGTCAAGGACCTCGGCGTGCCGCGCGAGGTCCTCCAGTCCGCGACTGATGATCTCGACGTCCTCGTCATCCGGCGCCGAGTGGGTCCGGGCGAGATCATCGAGGCGCTGCAGTGCCGCGCTCCGCGCCTCCCGCGTGCGCCCGTCCGGCGCGACCTCGGCGCCGAGGATCTGCGCGCGGACCCAGGCCGACACGTCGAGGCCGGCAGCCGCTGCCCGGCGCTCCACCTCGGCCAGCTCGGCCGGGTAGAGGCGGGTGCGGAGGATGGTGTCACGTCTCACGTTGCCTCCGACGCCACCCCGGCGGCATGCCGAGGTCCCTCCCGCGAGGAGGGCGCCCCCTCGGGGGCCGCACGAGTGGAGGGTCAGAGGGCGGCGAGGTTGCCAAGGGCCGCGACCGCCTCCGTCGCGACCCGCTCCGCCACGGGGTGGTGGTCGCCGTCCCGGAGCGCCGTGCGGACGGCCGACACCGCCTGCTCCAGCAGCCGCTGGGGGCTGCGGGCCGCAGTCCCACGGGCCGCAGCGTCGACCGCCGAGTAGATCGCCGACAGCGACTCGAAGATCTCGTCCTCGTCCGTGAGGCCCAGCCGAATCGGCTCGCGGTAGGCCGCGGCCTTGGCCGCCCGGCGCGCCGCGAGGGACATGCCCTCGGCGAGTACCAGCTCCGGCGCGGGCAGGCTGGCGTCCCGGCAGATGTCGGCGGCGATGGCGGCGGCGGAGATCGTGGCGTAGGCGGCGGCGGCGTCCATGATGGGCTCCTGGGGTTCACCAGGCGGCTCGTCCGCCCTGGTGACTATACTGTAGCCTCACTGCGGTACCGTGTCCACACTCCAGTGTGTCACGAGATGTCACAGACTAGGGTGGTGGGGATCCCGCGATCCCCACCACCCACCCGCTGTGACCGCGGCGCCGCCTCCTCCCCAGGAGCGGCGAGTCCTGCCGGGACTACCCCGGCGGAGCCACCGGCCGAGAGGCCGGCCCCTCGTGGCGAGGGCTCACCCGTACAGGCGGACGGGGAGGGCGCCCCGGCGGGATGCCGGGGGACGTGGAGATCAATCACGGTCACGGCCGCCCTTGCCCACCGTCACGGCCACCCGGGCCAGCGCCAGCGCGTTTACGTAGCGGCTGCCGTCGGGGAGTAGGCGCGGGTCGGACGGGTCGAGGTCGCCCAGCGTGGGGACGTGTCGGCGCTTGCCGCCGTCCGCGCTGGCCGCCCACCGTGGGCTCCCGGAGAAGGTCCGCGCCGAGCTGCCGCCCTTCACTCCACCCGCGCGGCGCACCGCGAGTACCCACACGGCCTCCTGGTGCCACCAGCCCGGCGCCGTGGACCCCACCGTCAGTCCCACGCGACCGGCCAGCCACCGCGCCACCCGGTCGCGGGTCGAGGCGTCGATGAAGCTGACCCACTCGTCCGGGTCGCCGCAACACTCCGGCGGCCCCGCGTAGGGGTCGCCTATCACATGGCCGCAGCAGCTCCGTTCGACGTCCAGCCCCACCGGGTCGAAGCCTGGCAGGGCGGACAGCTCGATGCGTAGCGCGGCCAGCTCGGCGGGGCTCACCGCCTCACCCACCACTCGCCGGCGAGCTGCTCGGCCTGGCGGTCGTCGAGGTCGGTGGCGGCGCTGACGGTCGGTCCGTGCCAGCGCGTGACGTCCCAGAGCTCGGTGCCCTCGACCCGCTCGACGCGGACGCGCAGCGGCTCGACGCGCCGGGTGTGCGGGTGCGGGGTCAGCCGCGTGCCCTCCCAGAGGCCGGTGCGATCGGCGAGCTCCAGCGCGGTGCGGCCCACGGCGCGGTGGACGACCGGGCGGGTGGCGCGTAGGACGCCGGCGGCGGCGAGCGCGGCCAGGCCGGCGAGGAGGAGGACGGCGGCGAGTTGCTCGGGCGGGGTCATGGGGTCTCCTGTGCGAGCGCGATCAGGGCGGCGGCGATGGCCTCGCCCTCGGTGGTCTCGTAGGTCCCTGCGCCGACCGACCAGCGCGGGATCCCGTCCTCGTCGGCGACCTGGGGTAGCAGCCTCGGGTCCCCGCTCGCCTCCCGCAGCAGGGCGAGGAGACAGCCGACGGTGGCGGGGTCCGTGAGGTCGAACTCCCACGTCCGCGTGGCGTGCGTCGGCCACTCCCGCATACCGCCAGGCATCCCGGGCCAGTCGAGGTGCAGCCACCCGTCAAGGTAGACGTGCATGATCCGCGGCGTGTCCCGCCCAACGCGGACCCGCATCCCCGCCAGCCACGGGCTCCGGATCCGTCCGGCCTGGTGCAGCGCCCGCAGCGCATCGCCGAGGGTCACGGTGCCTCCTGTGCGAGTGCGATCAGGGCTGCGGCGATGGCCTCGCCCTCGGTGGCGTGCTGGGGCTGATCGGCCCAGAGCATCTCGCCGCGCGCCGAGTACACGCACCATCCGACCGCCTCGCTGTGCTGGGCCGTCGCGAACGGGGCGGACATCGCCTCCCGCAGGAGGGCGAGGAGACAGCCAACGGTGGCGGGGTCATGCCGCGACGGTGGAGCGTCCATGAATGGCTCCCACCGATCTCGTGACGCGTTGTGCGGGCTCCAGCAGCGGATCGCCGGGCCGGTCTCGGGCGCCCACATGTGAAAGTAGGCTCCGGACCTGTCTACTACGTAGATCTGATACCCGATTTGGACGTCCAGCCACTCGCCCTCGGACAGCCGGTGGACACACGTGATCCTCGCTGTACTGGCAGTGAGGGGACACCCCGAGCAGTGTACGAGCATCCCCGCCAGCCACGGGCTCCGGATCCGTCCGGCCTGGTGCAGCGCCCGCAGCGCATCGCCGAGGGTCACAGTCCACCTCGCCGCCGGTAGCCGTCGCCGATGATCTCGTCCGGCTCCCGTGGGTCGAGCACCGGGAGCGCCGCGCCGGCCTGCCCGATGCGCTCGAGGACGAGTCGCGCCTCGGGGTCGCCGGGGTGCGGGACGAGCCGCGCCTCCGCGTGCTCGGTGATCACGGCCTCCAGCTCGGCCTGGAGGCGCTGCAGGCCGGGGAGCGGGTCGACGCCCGACACCGAGTGCAGCGCGCGGTAGAGACGCAGGTACCAGTCCGGGGTCACGGGACCTCCACGAGGCGCCCGTCGACGCGGGCGAGGCGGACGATGCGGGAGGCGAGGCCGCGGGACCGAGCGAACTCCGCCCAGTCGAGGACCCCGACCAACGAGGGGTGGCGGGTGGCGTCCTCTGCGTCGTCGGTACCGATGGTCCTGATGAGCCTGTCCCACCCCTCCGGGACCAGCGCCCCGTCCCACCAAAGAGGAAGGGCGCGCCGCACGGTCCAGAGGGTTGACACGATCGTCCACTCCTCGGGCCCTGGCGCCCCGTGAGGGTCGTAGGTGTGCCGCATCTCGGCCATGGCCGGGATGATCCCGCACCGCCCCGGCGCCAGTACCCCGCCGGGGTCGCCATCGGCTGGGACGACGAGCACGGCGACGATGTTGGGGGTCATCGGCCACCTCCACGAGGCGCCCGTCGATCGGCCTGGACCAGCTCGTACGTGGTGGGAGACAGCGCCTGCGTGGCGCGGTGGACGGCCTCGCTGGCCGTGTCGCACCACACCTCGCCGCCGGGCCACGACACGGTCCAGCCGAGGGCGGTGCGCTGTACGGTCACGCCGTCCCGGCTGACGGGTCCGTAGGCGTCCGCGTGCTCGACGAGGCGGTGGGCCAGCTCGGCGCGGGTCATGCCCGCACCGCCTGCAGTCGGCCGTCGACGACGCGGTAGGGGACGCCGGGCTCGATGCCACCCTCGCCTACCACGCCCACGGCGAGACGGTATCGCGTACCGTCGTACCAGCGGATGGAGATCACCCCGCCGTCGCCCGCCGTCGCGGTGCCGTAGTCGCCCGCCGTCGCGGTGCCGCGGTAGCCCGCCGTCGCGGTGCCGCGGTCACCCGCCGTCGCGGTGCCGTAGTTGCCCGCCGTCGCGGTGCCGCGGTAGCCCGCCGTCGCGGTGCCGTAGTTGCCCGCCGTCGCGGTGCCGCGGTAGCCCGCCGTCGCGGTGCCGTAGTTGCCCGCCGTCGCGGTGCCGCAGTCGCCCGCCGTCGCGGTGCCGCGGTAGCCCGCCGTCGCGGTGCGGCCGACGATCGCGCGGCCGTCACCGCCGTGCTCGGCGAGGTAGGCCGTGGCGGACACCTGATCTCCGACGTGGAGGACCCACGCCGCCGGCGCCTTGACCTTCAAGTCGAGGTCGACGACCCGGCGCGCGTCGACCTCCACCACCAGCCACCGGGCCGTGGGGCTCCAGTCGAGCAGGGACCCGTCGCCCTCGCCCCAGAGGAGGCCGTGCAGGCCACCGCCGCAGCGCGGTTCCGGATCCCAGTCGGGGGCTGCGACGTAGCCCGTCTCGGGCCACTGGAATCCGCCGTGTGCGCGGAGATCCGCGTGGCACGTGCGGAGCATAAGGGCGCGGTGCGCCTGCGGCGGGCGCCTCACGCCCGCACCGTCACGATCTCGCGCAGCGCGGCGGTGGCACGGGCGAGGATCGCGGCGTCCGCGACCCGGCGCCCGTGGCCGGCGGCCCACACCACGCGCTCCACCTCGGTACCCTCGGAGAGGGACCGGAGCGTCGCGACCGCCACGCGGGTGGTGAGCCGCTGTCCCCACGTCTCGGGCGGGAGCGGCGGGAGCCAAAGCTCCCGGACCGCGCGCGCCGCCTGCCCTCGGACCGTCCACCGCCGCATCGCTGCCTCCTGTAGCCACAGTATGCCCGGGGCGGGCCCGGGTGTCAACCACAAACATTCCGGTGGACGCCCGGACGGCACTCGGGTACGTTCTGGACGAGGAGGTCGGGTGGACGAGATCGACGACCGCGCTCGGGTAGAGGTCCGGCTGCCGCGCGAGCTGATCGCGTGGCTCGACCGGCTTGCACAGTCCGAGCGGCGCGACCGGGGTGCGCAGATCGAGGTGCTGCTGCGGCAGGCGCGTTCGGCACGTGAGATCGCTCGCGCTTTGGAGGGGGAGTGAGCGACGACGACCCCTGCCCGGGGTGCGGGCGTGGCTGGCCGGACATCACCGACGCCGTCCACGAAGCCCGGAGAGAGGAGAGGCGCCACCTCCACCTCGCGCTCGCCGATGCGATGGCCCTGCGCCCGGAGGACGCGTCGTGGGAGGTGCTGCTGATGCTCGTGCGCGAGTGGGCGCGCCGTGACCCGGCGGTGCGGACATGACCCGCCGCCTCGGCCCCGCGTGCCGCGACGTGCTGGACACGCTGCGGCGGTCCGACCTGCCGTGTACCGCCGCCTACGTGCGCGAGGACACCGGCCGGAGCCACACGGCGGTCAACCGCGCGCTGTACCGGCTCGAGCGGCTCGGCCGCGTGGCGCGCGCCGGTGTGGTGCCGAGGGACCGCGGCGTGCCGGCCGTGGCCTGGTGCTCGACGTGAGGCGCGCCCACGCGGAGCTGGTCGACGCGCGCCTCACCCGCTACCACGGGCCCGGCCCGCGCCACCCTGGCCTCCGAGCGACGGCGAGTGCGCTCGAGGACTGGGCCGAGCGCCGGCGCCACTGGGAGCTGGTGTGCGAGGGCGTGCGCGACCTGCTCGACCGGGCGGAGGCGCCGGTGCCGGTGGTCCTCGCGCCGTGGGCCGAGCCGCTGGCGACGTGGAGTGACGAGCGACGAGACGAGTACCTGGCGCGCCTGTCGCGCGCCGAGGGGATCACGATCGAGGAGGCCCGGCGACGCTGGGTGGAGGTGGTCAGTGGGTGACGAGGTCCAGGCGGCGAGTCCGCTGGCGGCGGCGCTGGCGGCGGCGCAGACGGAGATCCGCGACCCCGAGCGCGGGCGCGCTGGGCAGGTGCGGGGGCGCTCGGGGTACCGCTACGCCGGGCTCGACGACCTGCTCCAGGCCGTGCGCCCGGTGCTCGCCCGTCACGGCCTTGCGGTGACGTCGCGGATCGTGCGACAGGCCGAGGGGCTCGCGCTCGTGACCGAGCTGATCCACCCCTCCGGCGAGACGCTGTACTCGACGTGGCCACTGGCGTGGAGCGGCGGTCCGCAGGACCGGGGCTCCGAGCTGACCTACGCCCGGCGCTACACGCTCGAGGCGCTGGTCGGTGTCGCGGCGACCGACGACGACGACGGTTCGCGCCTCCAGCGTCGCGAGGATCGTCGTGCGCCGCCGGAGCCGACGGCGGAGGACGTCGAGCGCCGCGCGGACCACGACCCGGAGTGGGAGGAGCGCGGCCGGCCGGCGTTCTGCGCCGAGCTCGGGCGACTTGGGATCGAGTACGACGTCGTGGCCGCGTGGTGCGAGGCCCACCAGAGGCCGCGCCCGTCGCAGATGCCGGCGGATCGCCGTCAGCGCCTGCTGGTGTGGCTGTCGGAGGCCGACCACCGCGCCGAGGTGGCCGAGTGGGCCGCACGAGGTGACTCGTGACCGCCGTTCGCGGCCAGATCCGCCCGACGTGGGCGGGGTGGTCCCACCCGCGGCCCGAGGTGGCGGCGTGGCTGGAGCTGTGCGCGGCCCACGGGTGGTGCCGCGAGCAGCCGCGCCTGCCGCCGCTACTGACGACTCGTCCCCACGCTGCGGGCTGCCCGTGCGTGGACTGCGACGGGAGGATTCGGTGAAGCGCGGCGACGCCGAGGCGCCGGACTTCCTCGACGAGGTGATCGCCGAGTCCGAGGCTGCGAGCCCGGGGTTCGGGGCGGAGGTGGACGCCGCGTACGAGCGCCGAGTGCACGAACGGCGGCGCGCCCCCGACGACCCGCTCGAGTGGGCGCTGGCGCTCGGCGCCACCCCGGAGGTGGCGCGCGAAGTGGTGGAGGCGTGGCTGGGCGCGAAGGACCCGCACCCGATCGCCCGTGCGTGTGCGCTGATGCGCGAGGACGCGCTCGACGACCGGCTTGCCCCGGAGCTGCGACGCTGGGCGGACATGTCTTCGACGGTACTGCTGGCGCTGCTGTCGGTGCGGCCGTGACGTGGGAGGACGCCACTGGGCTCGTGGCGGTGGTCCACGCCCCGGTGGGTGTCCCGGTGGTGGTGCGGACCGATGAGGGCCTCCTCGTGCGCGGGTATCGCCCGCCCGAGGGGTACCGGCTGGGGGAGCAGGAGGTGGTGTGGTGGGGGCGGCCGGTCGAGGTTGTCGAGGAACAGGCGGCGCCCGTGCGGACGGTGTTCGGGGAGAAGTTGTGATAGAGTGTCCGAGCCGGGCGCGGGCGGTCACCTGCGGTCGGCGAGCATCACCTGGCGAGAGCCAGCACCGGGTCGAGGCGTGACCGCGCCTCCCCGGTGTCCTGCGTGAGGTGGATGGTGAGGATCGAAGATGTAAAAGTCCCGGACGACCGCCTGCGCTCGCTGCGCCCGGCGATCGTCGCCGAGCTCGCGAAGAGCATCGCCGAGATCGGACTGCTGAACCCGATCAGCGTCACGCTGGGCGGCGAACTCGTCGCGGGGCGCCACCGGCTTGAGGCGTGTCGGTCGCTCGGGTGGGTGGAGATCCCATCGACGACGCTAGCGGTCAACGACGCGCTGAAACTGCGGCTCGCCGAGGTCGACGAGAACCTCGTGCGGGCCGACCTGACAGAGCTGGAGCGCGGCGAGCACGTCGCCGAGCGCAAGCGAGTGTACGAGGCGCTGAACCCAGACGCGCCGAAGGGAGGTGGACGCCCGAAAAATGGCGACACCGTGTCGTCATTTTCAGCCGACACCGCCGCACGAACGGGTCTCGACAAGCGCACGGTCCAGCGTGACGTCCAGGTTGGGACCATGCCCGCTCCGGTGCGCGACGCCGTCCGTGGGACCCCGGTGGCGGACCGGAAGCGCGACCTGATCGAGCTTGCCCGGATGGAGCCCGAAGTCCAGGCGGTTGTCGCCGCTGTTGTGGCCGGCGGCGCCGAGACGGTGGCCGAGGCTCGCGAGTCCGTCGAGCAGGCCCGGACACTGCTTCAGGACGACGAGCTCGCGAAGGTGGTGGCCGGTGACGCGTCGGCCCTGCTGGCCGCTGCGAAGCGGGTTCGGTCCGAGCAGACCCAGCAGGCGCGCTCGCGCGGCGAGCGCCCGATCGACGACGACTCGTGGGCGACGCCAGACCACATCATTGCGGCTGCGCGCGCCGCGATGGGCGGGATCGACCTCGACCCCGCCACGAACGCGGCGGCACAAGCTCGCGTCGGTGCTACCAAGAGCTACACCGCGGAGGACGACGGCCTGTCTCGTCTGTGGGCGGGTCGTGTCTGGTTGAACCCACCCTATTCGCATCCGCTCGTCGAGCAGTTCACTTCGAAGCTGCTCGACGAGATCGACGCGGGGCGCGTCACCGAGGCGATCGTGCTGCTGAACAACGCGTCCGACACGCGGTGGATGCAGGCGATGTTTCGCCGCGGGACGATCCTGTGCCTCGTCCGTGGCCGGATCCGGTTCGTCAACGAGCGGAACGAAGCCGCGATGTCGCCGAGGGACGCCCAGTTCATTCTGTACTACGGGCCCCGACCCGAGGCGTTCATGAGTGCCTTCGCCGACGTCGGTACCTTCGTGGAGGTCCTGTGAAGTTCACGAAGAGCACGGCGCCGATCTTCCGGCGCACCGGCGAGCGCTACACCGGGGTCGACTGGGATCGCTGGTCTGCCCTTCAGGCCACTCCTGACGAAATGATCGAGATCGTACACCTCGACGGTAGCCCCCCGCTGCGCGGGACCGTGGCCAAGCTTGACACGGCGCGACGGCGGGACATCGAGGCGGCGTGCGCGCGTCCTCGGCTGGTGTGCTGGGCGCTGCCGGTCCAGGCGTCGCTGTTCGGTGACCCATGAGGCGGACGTGAGCCTCCGCGCATGGCAGGCCGAGGCCCTGTCGGCCGTCCGCGCGGCGTGGCGCCGGGGCGAGGCGGCCCCGCTGGTGCACGCGTGCACCGGCGCGGGCAAGTCCGTGCTGATCGCCGAGCTCTGCGCGGCTGGACGCGGGCGCGTGCTGCTGACGACCCCGACCCAGGCGCTGGTCGAGCAGCTCGCGGCGACCGTCGAGGCGCGGCTGCCTGGCGAGGTGGGCCGCGCCTACCAGCACGCGTGGGACGTCGACCGGCGCGTCGTGGTGACGTGCACGGCGAGCCTGCCCGCCGTGCTGCAGACCGCCCCGGAGTGGGGGGCCTGGATCTGCGACGAGGCGCACCGGATCGAGGGCGAGGGCCTGCGGGTGGCGAGCGCCCAGATCGTGCGCCGCGTGGCCTGCGGGCTCACGGCCACGCCGTTTCGGGGCGACACCCGCGGGCTGCAGACGTGGGGCTCGCTGGTGTACAGCTACGGGTCCGACCGCGCCGTCGCCGACGGGCACCTCGTGCCGTGGCGGGTGGTGCGGTGGGACGGGGCCGGCGAGGACGACCCCGACGAGATCGTCGCGGGCTGGGTGCGGACGGCCGAGGGCCCGGGGATCGTGTCTGCGACGACGGTGGCGGACGCCGAGGGGTACGCCGAGCGGATCGGCGCGCTGGCCATCCACGGCTACCTTCCGCGGGCGGAGCAGGCGCGGCGGGTGGCGGCCCTGCGATTGGGGACGGTGCGCTGCCTGGTGCACGTGCAGCTACTCACCGAGGGCGTGGACTACCCGTGGCTGCGGTGGCTGGCGATTCGGCGGCGAGTCGCGAGCCCGGTGCGCCTGGTGCAGGAGGTCGGGCGCGTCCTGCGGGCCGCGCCCGGGAAGACGGAGGCCGTGCTGTACGACCCCCACGATTGCCTGGGGGCGGTGGGGCTCGTGCACGGGGCGACGCTCGAAGACGCCCAGCGCCAGGCGGCGCACGAGGCCGAGGAGACGTGGGAGGTGCCGGAGCTGCCCGGCCTGGAGGCGCTCGCCGAGCTGCCGCGGGCGGTGGCGGTGTCGAGGCTCGAGGGCTGGGCGACCGACGCGCTAGGGGCCTTGCGCGGCGCTGGGCTGGCGCGACCGCCGCAGCCCGGCCTCGACCCAGCGGGGCCGTGGCGCAGGAAGCGGGCGAGCGCGAAGCAACGGGAGCTTGCGCAGCGCGTGGGGTGGGCGCTGCGGTACCTGCCGAGCGACGCCGACCGGGCTGCGGTGGACCTGCTGCTCGCCGAGCCCGGCCTGCGGGCTGGGGTAGCGTCGGACGTGCTGTCGGTCCTGCTCGCGGTGGGCAGGGCCCGAGGTGTGGGACGCGCGAGGTGGCCGGCGATCGCCGGGGAGGTGGTGACGTGAGCAAGCCGAAGCGTGGGAGCCACCGCACGCCCCACCTGTTCGGGTACGTCGACGCCGTCCACCACCTGGCGTGGCTTGCGGCCGAGGACGCACGGGGGCCGGAGGGCGACGACCACGTCGCGGCCCTGCTGGACGACGTGGCCGAGCAGACCGACGACTCCAGGCGTTCGGGGGACGACCACGTGGACGCGTACCTGCACGCTGCGGCGGACCTGCTCGACCTCGTGTCCGCCGACACCGAGGACCTGGACCTCCAGCGCCGAGTCGATCGCGCGTCCGCCGAGCTCCGGGCCTGGGCGAGGATCCCATGAGGTACGTGGGCATCGACCCCGGCCAGCAGGGCGCCCTCGTGGTGGTGGGCGGCGACGGCCTCACGGTCGTGGACCGGCTCGGGTGGGCGGGGTGCACGGTCGCGCCCGCGCTGCCCGTCCTGGCCGGCGACGTCGTGGCGCTCGAGATGCCGCACGCCCAGTTCGTGCGGGCCGGGCTGTCGCTCGCCGAGTGGTGCGGGGGTGCGCTGGTGCAGCTGCGGGAGTGCCGCGTGGTGCGGCCCTCCCCGGCGGCGTGGCGGGGCAAGGTGCTGCGGGCGCCGCGGCTGTCGAGGGCGGCGGCGAAGCGTGCGGCGCGGGAGGCGGCGTCGCCGTACCTAGGGCCGGCGACGGACGACGAGTGCGAGGCGTGGTGCCTTGCGAGGTACGCGTGGGCCTGGGCGACGCTCGGGCCGGGGCGTGGTAGACTTTGAAACCTGCCAGAGTCGTCGCTCGGTTGCAGCCGGGCTACGACACCTCCGATCTCCGAGGGCGACGAGCCCCGCCCCGGTGAGGCGCTGCAACGCCTCCCGGGGCGACCCCCCTCGGAGGATGCGTGGACCTGGACCGACACCTCGACTGGTGCCTCGACCCTGCCGGCGTCGAGGCCGAGCGTGCGTACGAGGCCGAGCGAGACGCTGCGGAGGCCGACTGGGAGGCGTGGCTCGCGTCGCCGGGGTGGGGTCCGTCGACGTACTACTCCGGGGCGCTCGACGGGCTGCGCCTCGGGCTGGAGCTCGCGCAGCTGACTCGGCTGGACGGCCTCGACGTCGAGGGGCTCGCGCGACTCGCTGCCGAGGTGGCAGCGGAGCAGGTGCGGCGGTCCGGTGCGCCTCGCGCCCTGCCCTCCCGGCCGCGGGTGCGCCGTGGGTGACATCGACTACGGACAGATCGCGGTGGCCGCGCTCCAGGACGCGGTTGACCGCGACGACCCCACCGCGGTGTACACCGACGCGAGCGCGCTGCTCGGGATCGCCAGGCCCGGGATCTGGGCTGGCGAGATCGAGGCGCGGTTGACGCGCCTGCCGCTGCGTCACCAGCACGCGATCCGCCGCGCGGCGAAGGCCGTCTCGAGGACGGAGCCGCGCGGCGACAACCGGGAGCCAGCCGCCCAGCCGGGGACGCTGCCTGTCCTCGGGCGACAGCACCCCGGAACGTGGTGGCTACGGGACCGGGGGACGTACGTGGCGGTCGACGGGGAGATCCTCGCCGAGGAGCTTCGCCGCGCTCACCCGCTCGTTCCGACCACCGTGACGACCGCGGCCGGTGAGGAGCGACCGGCTCGGGCGTCGGAGCTGTACCGCCTCGCCGAGGGCGTACGCGTCGATCGGCTGGTGTACGAGATGGGGCTCGGCGAGCCCCGATGGGACTCTAGGGCCCACACGCTGTACGTGCCGTGCTGCCAGCTTGTGCCCGGGCTCGTCGAGGAGTCCGTTCGGGTGGGCGGGTGGCTGCGTGCGCTTGCCGGCGAGCGACTGCCGCGGCTCCTCGACTGGGTCGCGCTGTGCGCCCGTCTCCAGCACCCGATCGCTGCGCTGTACGTCGAGGGGCCAGCGAGCGCCGGTAAGGGCCTGCTCGCGGGGGGGCTGTGCGGGCTGTGGGGCGG